CGCAGAAGGTGCTACCGCTGGTGGTGGTGCTATGACTGCAAACGCAAACGTATATTACAGAAGAGTACAAGTTACAAACATCATGTAATAAGAGTTGTGTTAGACAACCAAAACTTAGGGGAGGCATTTTGCTTCCCCTTTTTTCTTTATAAATACTATAAAGGAAGAACAAAATGGCAGAATTTAATCCACTACAGAGACAACCAGACACACTAGACTTTGCAAGTCCTAGTCAGTTTAGGTTTGGACTTTTAAAAATTCCCAATACAATCTACTTCGTAACTAGAGTTAACATTCCAGGCATTGCATTTTCTGGTGATGCGATTATGAATAGTAGATATAAAGCTATGCCTTTTATGGGGGATACTTTAGAATACAGTCCTATGGAACTTACTTTTCTAGTAAGTGAAGATTTATCTAATTATCGTGAAATACATGATTGGATGACAGGGATTGGTTTTCCAAAAGACCCAGAACAATTTGCAAGTGCGATTGCCGCTGAACAAACAAAGCCAGGCGCAGCATCACAAAACCCTACAGTAAACCCATCTGCTCTTGTTTCAGATGGAACTCTTACCATTCTGTCTAATAAGAATAACCCATTGATTAATGTAAACTATAGTGCGTTATATCCAACATCACTATCTGGTTTAGATTATGATTCACAGACTGCTGACTCAAACCAATTGACTGCATCTGTAACTATGAATTACGACTTGTACGAATTTGAAACTTTATAAATATACTTGAGCAGAAACGGTGAACTTTAACAGCCATCGTTGAGTCTCGAAAAGAGATAATATAGAACAAGAAAGTTCCAACCAATCTCTGCTCGCCTATAGGATGATAATATAATGACACTTGATGAATTGCAGCTGCAAGCTGAAAAAGATTTAAAAATGGATGACTTGGAACTCGCAGATGAGTCTCTCAAGTCTGCAACTCTGCACCAAAAATACCTAAACATCTACAATAACTTTAGACAACTCAGACTTATGAATGAGGGTACATACAATGTACTCAAACGTAAGAAGTGGGAATACTATGGTGGTAAAGCATCACCAGAAGTCTATCGTGACAATCCCTTTGACCATAAAGTTCTAAAAGCAGATTTACATATCTATATGGATTCCGATGAAGAACTAATTAAGGCAAAACAAAAAGTAGAATACTATGTGATGTGCATGGATTCTTGTGAACGTATTCTGAAACAAATTCAGTCTCGTGGATGGGATATCAAAAACGCAATCGAATGGCGTAAATTTGTAGATGGTACGATTTAGTGACTAAAGTTTCAAAGAAGAATGAAGTCTATCTAGAAGTGGATGCAGAACCATCTACTGCAAGATCATTATCTGACTTCTTTACCTTTGAAGTGCCAGGCGCTAGATTCATGCCTGCGTATCGTAATCGTATTTGGGATGGTAAGATACGATTATACACCCCAGCCACAGGAGAACTTTATCTAGGACTACTTTCATACTTGGAAAAGTGGTTGATAGATTATGATGAACCATATGAAATAAGTGAGGAACTAAAAGATGAAAAACAAATCGACAGAAAAATACTGGACGGATTCATACGACAACTTAATCTTAGAGCTAGAGGTAAATCCATTGAACCTCGTGACTACCAAGTTGATGCCGTGGATTTCGCAATTAGAAAACATCGTGCTTTACTCCTTAGTCCTACTGCCTCAGGCAAGTCACTTATTATTTACATCTTAGTAAGATATTATGAACTACTTCTTAGAGAACAACAAAATGATAAAATACTAATACTTGTTCCTACAACATCTTTGGTTGAACAGATGACTTCTGATTTTATTGACTATGGATGGAAAGAAGCGTATATACAAAAAGTGTACAGTGGGCATGATAGAGAAGTATCAAAGAAAGTTGTAATATCTACATGGCAGTCTTTGTATAAAATGCCTAAGAAATACTTTGAACAGTTTGGTTGTGTCATAGGTGACGAAGCTCATTTGTTCAAGGCAAAATCACTCACATCTATTCTAACTAAATTACATCTATGCAAATATCGTTTTGGTTTAACAGGTACACTTGATGGTATGCAAACACACAGACTAGTTCTGGAAGGACTATTTGGTTCGTTGAACAAAGTTGTATCAACAAAGAAACTGATTGATGAAAAGACACTATCTTCATTCAAGATACGTTCTCTTGTATTAACATATCCAGAAGAAGAATGCAAGCTAGTAAAGGATATGAATTATCAGGATGAGATTGACTATATAGTCACACATGAAAAGAGAAATGATTTTATTAAAAACTTGACATTAAGTCTGAATAATAATACATTAGTTCTTTTTCAATTCGTAGAGAAACATGGTAGTGTTCTTTATGACTTAATCAAATCCAATACAGATAGACAAGTGTTTTATGTGTATGGAGGCACTGATACACAGACTAGAGAACAAATTCGTGAAATCACAGAAAAAGAAAAGAATGCAATTATCGTTGCATCTTATGGTACGTTCTCTACTGGTATTAATATTCGTAATCTTCACTCAATCGTGTTCTCAAGTCCAAGTAAGTCAAGAATTCGTACCTTGCAAAGTATTGGGCGTGGATTGCGTAGGAGTGAAAGTAAAGATTCCGCTGTCCTCTATGATATTGCCGATGATATCACATACAAGTCAAAACGAAACTTTACCCTGAATCACTTTATGGAACGCATAAATATATACAATGAGGAACAATTTGATTATGAAATTAAAAGGATTAAACTTAAATGACAGATGTAAAAATTCTAAAACTATCTAGTGGTGAAGAAATTATCTGCAATATAAGCACTAATGAAAAAACTCATATGAAGGTTAGTAGGCCTATGAAGCTAAATGCCCTTCCTAAGTTACAGAGAGATGGTTCTTTAGAAGAGTCACTCTCGTTGCAGAGATGGATACATTTCTCTGAAACAAATTCATACGATGTGCCTAAATCACAAATTATTGTGGTTACTGCTGCATCCTATGGGTTATCTAAATTTTATGAATACTGTGTTACTAAAATGAGGATGGAAGAAGAAGACGTAGAGTTCCCATCCGATCAAGAACTAATGGATATAGAAGAAGAAGATCTGTATGATGACTTTGAAGTTATGTCAGATACTATTCACTAAGCTTATCTATTTATTCTCAAACCCAGCATAGTTAATATACCACCCTGTCAAGAGCAAGTCAATACATTTTTGAAAATAAATTTACTTGTTGACATACACGAATAAATGTGTATAATAGAGGGTACAAATAAGTGGAGTTGTTATGGCTAAAAGACAAAGAAGCACTCACTATGTCGATAACAAGAAATTCTTGGAGGCAATGAAAGAGTGGAAACAGCGATGTAAAGAGGCAGAAGAAGAAGGTGATCCTCAACCGCCTGTTACAAATTATATTGGTGAGTGTTTTCTAAAGATTGCAAACCACTTATCATACAGACCAAATTTTATTAATTATACCTATAGAGATGAAATGATTTCTGATGGTATTGAAAACTGTTTACAATATTGCAGTAACTTCAATCCAGAAAAATCAAACAATCCTTTTGCATATTTTACACAAATTATTTACTATGCATTTATTCGCAGAATACAAAAGGAAAAGAAACAACAACATGTTAAACACAAGATTATTGAAAACATGAATGTTGATATTCTTATGGATGGAGATGGAGATCAAGGTGCATTTGTAGATTACCTACAAAAGAACTTTCTACCAACTGAAGCTGTTTACAAACCAAAAAAGAAAAAGAAGCAACCCAAAGGACTTGAAATATTTTATGATGATGACGGTGAAGAGATAAATGAAGATAGCGTTAATAACTGATACACACTTTGGCGCACGAAACGATAACTTAGCATTTAATGATTACTTCTACAGATTTTGGGAAGAAGAGTTTTTCCCTTACATAGACAATCACGACATTAAAACAGTTATTCACCTTGGCGATGTTATGGACAGACGTAAGTATGTTTCATACAAGATTGCAAAGGATTTTCGTGAGCGGTTTATTAAACCTCTTGTGGATAGAAAACTAGATATTCACATGATGGTAGGTAATCACGATACCTACTATAAAAATACAAATGAGGTAAACTCTTTGTATGAATTGCTTGGTGGGCCAGGCGAAGAAAAATATCCAAACATTAAATGTTACGATGGGCCATGTACAGAAGAGTTCGATGGTGTTGGTATTCATTTTATGCCTTGGATAAATGCAGAAAACTATGAACGTGCAATGAGAAGTATTCAATCGACTTATGCACAGATATGTATGGGTCATTTGGAACTAAATGGTTTTGAAATGCATGCTGGACATTTTTGTGAGGGTGGATATCCAAAAGAAATGTTCAATAAGTTTGACACTGTGATGAGTGGCCACTTCCATAAGAAGTCAGATGATGGTCATATCTACTATCTTGGTAACACCTATCAGATGACATGGAGTGATTACAAAGAAACAAAAGGTTTCCATATCTTTGATACAGAAACAAGAGAACTAGAATATATTCTAAATCCACATACAATCTTTGACAAGGTATATTATGATGACACCACTACAGATTATTCTGATTTTAATGTATTGACATTACGAGATAAATTTGTTAAAATAGTGGTTGTCAATAAAAAAGATTTCTACAAGTTTGATAGATTCATTGATAGAGTTTTATCTGAATCTGGAGCCCATGAGGTAAAAATTGTAGAAGACTTTAGTGAACTTGATGCGTCTAATGTAGATGATGCAATCGTAGAGAATGCAGAAGATACTATGACACTATTAGAAAGATACATTGATGAACTCGATGTTGACTTGGATAAGAAACGACTAACTGGTATGATGAAGTCGTTATATGTAGAAGCGAGTGATTTAGAACTTTGATAACATTTAAAACCGTTAAGTGGAAAAACTTTCTGTCCACTGGAAACCAATTTACAGAAGTGCAGTTGGACAGAAGTTCAACTACTTTAATTATCGGAGAGAATGGTGCTGGTAAAAGTACTATTCTTGATGCTCTTTGTTTTGGACTTTTTAATAAACCGTTTAGGAATATTTCAAAAGGACAATTAGTAAACTCAGTTAACAATGGTTCAGCTCTTGTTGAAGTTGAATTTAATGTTAACAGTAAAGATGTAAAAGTTATTCGTGGTATCAAACCAAACAAATTTGAAGTTTGGATTGGTGACACAATGATTAATCAGGATGCAAATGCAAGAGATTATCAGAAACACCTAGAACAACAAATCTTAGGACTAAACTATCGTTCTTTTACTCAGGTTGTTATTCTAGGTTCTTCTACCTTTGTTCCATTTATGCAGTTGTCTACAAAGGCTCGTAGAGAAGTTGTTGAGGATATCTTAGATATTAAGATTTTCTCTTTGATGAACTTCCTACTAAAAAGTAAAACAAAAGAACTAAATGAAGAAATTAGAAATGTTGAATATCAATATGATATAACTAAAGAAAAGATTTCTCTACAAGAAAAATTCATTGAGGACGTAGCAAATAATAAATCAGATATCATCACTGAAAACAAAAAGAAAGTAAGTGACAATGAAAAAAATATTGCGTCAAAAGAAGAAGAAATTAAAACTCTTAGCGATGAGAAGGAAAGTTTATCATTCTCAGCAGAGAAAAAAACAAGAACAGAGGCAAAGATAAGAGAACTAAGTAAGACGGATGCCGCACTGATTAACAAAAGAGGAAACCATGAGAAACAAATCGAGTTTTTCCAGAACAACTCAGAATGTCCGACTTGTGAACAGTCGATTACAGAGTCAACAAAGCAGACGCAGATTGAATCTAGAACCACAAAGATTGAAGAACTCGACCGAGCAATCGGAGAACTTGAACAAATGGAAAAGTCAGAAGAAGAGTACCTAGAACAAATTCTTAGAGACTTGGAAGATATTAGAAGTGCAGATGTAGAGATTGCAAAGATACGTTCTTCTATTTCTGAATTAGAAAAGTTCAACATAAAATTAGAAAAAGATATTGCAAAGTATGAAGCTGGTTCTGTATCTGATGATGATAAAGAAAAACTATCAGAACTAAAAGGTGCAATAAAAATAGTTGAAGAACTAAAATCTAAGTTAACTGAAGATAAGTTTTACAATGATATTGCTCGTAATCTTCTACAAGATAGTGGTATCAAAACAAAGATTGTAAAACAGTACTTACCAATAATGAATAAACTTGTCAACACTTATTTGTCGAGTATGGATTTCTTTGTCAACTTTAATATTGATGAGAACTTCAACGAAACAATCAAGTCACGTTTTAGAGATGAGTTTTCTTATGCATCATTTTCTGAAGGTGAGAAGATGCGTATCGACCTTGCATTGTTGTTTACTTGGAGAGCTATTGCAAAGATGAAAAACTCTACAAATACAAATCTACT